AGCAGGTCAGCAATACTTAGAATTGCATAATAACTGGCCATCTCAAATGTGGATTCAAACATCCTATAATACTTTTGGCGGACAACATAAAAATGGTGGAACACCATTTAGAGGAAATTTTGCAGGTATTGGTTTTACTTGGGACGAAGATAATAATATTTTCTGGCCACCAAAACCATATAATTCGTGGGTAAAACATATTTTGACAGCGTCTTGGAAATCACCAATTGGTGATGCACCAACATTAACTGACGAACAAACTAATCAAAATTTATCAAACACACATCATTGGAAATATGTTTGGAATGAAGATAATCAAACTTGGGATTTAAAAGATTCGATAGCTTAATGAAAGAAAATTTATTATGGAAAAAAATATCTTATCTGAGATAGGTTTATATTATGGTAATATAGAAATGCCTAAAGGTTTTGAAATAGACCGAGAAAAATTGAGAGCTGATATTATATCATATACTAATAACAATACAGAATTTCCTTTTTCTAAATCTTGGGATATGTTGCAAACATATTTGCGTGAACATATGAAATTAGAATATGATTTTCAATTAATTAATAAAAATACAATTGGTAGTATTTACAAAACAGGACAAAATTCAAAATCTTTATTACAAGTTGATCCTGTAGATTTAAAACATTCACCGGATTATGTAATGCTCTATGGAGTGGATGTTGGCAAAAATTCTTGTAAAGTATTTATAGAATATGATGATAATAGAAGAAAAGGTAGGAGTTGGGAAATACCTTTAAATAACAATCGTTTTGTAATGTTTCCATCTACACAAAGATATCATATAACTACTAATACATCAGAACAATCAAATTTTATATTAACAACAACTTACGAGTATATTTAACAAGATTGACAAAACTATATAAATATGATACATTAGAGATATAGGAGTTATATTATGAATTTGAAAAATTATTATTATTATTTTCAATCAGCATTGTCGCCTAAATTTTGTGATGATGTTCTCAATTACGGTAAACAACATCAAGCCGAAATGGCTGTGACAGGTGGTATTGAAAAACTAAAAAAATCTAAAGGTGAGTTAGATAAAAAACACATCAAAAATATTCAAAAGAAAAGAAAATCCGATATTGTTTGGATGAATGATACTTGGATTTATAAAGAGATACATCCGTATATACACGATGCTAATAGACTAGCAGGTTGGAACTTTGATTGGGATTGGTCAGAATCTTGCCAGTTTACAAAGTACGGTGTTGGTCAATACTATGGTTGGCATTGTGATAGTTGGGACGAACCTTATAAACTATCTCAAAACACTGACGGCACCTTTCCTCCTAATCACGAAAAAATAAGAAAATTATCTGTAACAATTTCTTTATGTGAACCAACAGAATATGAAGGTGGTAATTTAGAATTTGATTTTAGAAATTCATTTGATAAGGATTGGAAAAAAGGTAAAACTACTAAAGAATGTATTGAAATAAGACCTCGTGGTTCTATTATAGTTTTTCCAAGTTTTGTGTGGCATAGAGTAACACCGGTAACAAAAGGAACAAGATATTCTTTGGTGATATGGAATCTAGGATATCCGTTTAAATAAAAGAGGAAAATATGACTTTTAAAAAAAACAATTTTTTAGTAATAAAAAAAGCAATAGAACCAAAAGTAGCTGAGTTTATTTACAACTACTTTTTATTGAAACGACAAGTGGCAAGAACATTTTTCGATACAAGATTTATTTCACCATTTACGACAGAATGGGGAGTATGGAATGACGAACAGGTTCCAAATACATATTCACATTATGCTGATGTAGCTATGGAAACTTTATTATTGGCTGTTCAACCGATAATGGAAAAACAAACTAAATTAAAATTAGTACCTACTTACGCCTATGCTCGTATCTATAAAAAAGGTGATATATTACATAGACATAAAGATCGTTTTAGTTGTGAAATTTCTACAACATTAAATCTAGGTGGTGAAGAATGGCCTATATTTATTGAAAAAGACCCTAAAAAAGGTGGTTTAAAAGATGGTAACTATGTTACTGATAATACAAAAGGAATAAAAGTTGTATTAAAACCAGGTGATATGTTAGTTTATAAAGGTAATTTATGTGAACATTGGAGAAATGCTTTTGAAGGTACAGACTGTGCTCAAGTATTTTTGCATTACAACAATAAAGCGACTAAAGGTTCAAGTGATAATATATATGATGGTAGACTGCATTTAGGATTGCCTTCATATTTTAAAAATAAAAAAATATAATTAAAATTTTATTATGAAATTTTTGAAAAATTTTAAAGTTAATTTAAATAAAAAAATTTTTCAAAATACAATAAATTTTGTAGATAACTATATAATTAAAAATCCTTGTTGTGATAAATTTCCATATTGTAATCATCCAAAATATCAAACAAACGCAGATTTGTTAAAAAATGATAATAAATATTTAAAAACTATTAAAAAATCGTTTTATGATTGTTTAAAAAAACAATTTAAAAAAAAATATATTATAATATATGAAAAATGTTGGTGTTTTGTTACGAGTTCCATTGATAAAGAGTTATGGCATAATCATAATTTAAATTCAAATATTTTAGAAATTTCAGGAATATTATATTTAAATAAAAGTAATTTAGGAACCCTTTTTAAAAAAAATAATTTAATTATAAGAAACAAACCAAAAGAATCAACTTGGTGTATTTGGCCTTCACATATTTTTCATACTCCTGAAGTTGGTATTTTAAAAAATAAAAGATATGTTTTAGCTATATCAATAGGATTAAAATTTAATGACTAATATAAAAAATTTTACTTTTGAAAAAACAAAAAGAGTTGTACGAGAGCTAATAAATAACTATATGAATACGTATCAGATAAACGTGGTTGCTGAAGCTAAATTATGTTTTGAATATGCTACGGAACTATTTAAGGAAATGAATGAATATGACACAAAATTATAAGACTTGGAATCTAAATAATTTAGGTATTTTAGAAGATAAACTGCCTACAAATTTATACAATGCACTATATGAAGAATGTTTAACAGCTAGAAAAAATAATTCAACTATGATTTCTGGTTTATCCTCTTCAGGTGTTCCTGATCATTTTTACTTAGAAAAAAATAAAAATGAATTAAATGATTATATTGTCCAATTAATATCAAAATATGATGATAGTTTTAATTATCTTTCAATTTTTAAACAACTATCAAAAAACCACTATTTAACTTTTGAAAAGCCTTGGATTAATTTTCAAAAAAAACACGAATTTTTACCAAATCACACACACGATGGCATTTTAAGTTACAGTATATGGATAAAAATTCCTTATAATGAAAAAAAAGAGGAAAATTACAAAAGAGCAAATGTTAATAAAAAAAAATTTTATTCTTTTCAATTTTCTTATACAAATATCTTAGGACAAATTTGTCACCAAGATATTGAAATAACTAAAAAAACTGAAGGAACTATTTTAATGTTTCCTTCGTTGCTTGCACATTGTGTTTATCCTTTTTATACAAGTGATGATTATAGAATTTCAATTTCAGGTAATATAAAGTTTGACTCAGATAATGCAGTTACAACATAAATTAAAATATATATACAATGCTTGATATAAGAGAACTCACATTAGAACAACACAAAAACGCCGAAAGACAAGATTTTGTAAGGACTCTTATGTCTGGTAATATAGACCATAGTTTATATGCAACTTATTTGTATAATCAATTACAATGTTATTCTGTATTAGAAAAATACGGCCATCATAATGGTCTATTCAGACAAACACCGGGTTTAGAAAGAGCAGAAAAGATACATTATGATTATAGTAAACTATGGTCAGATATAGGCACACCACCTGAAATTACAGAAAGCACAAAACAATATGTTAATCACATTGAATCTATACAGGATGATGCACACAAACTATATGCACATATCTATGTAAGACATATGGGAGATTTGTCTGGTGGTCAAATGATTAAAAGAAAAACACCTGGACCAAATAGATATTATACATTTAGAGATAAAGAAGTAATAGAGTTTGGTAGAATAATTAAAGAAAATATTAATAGATATTTAAACATATATGAACACACTGTCTTACCAGAGGCACAATTATGTTTTGAGTATGCAACAAGACTATTTGGAGAAATGAATGATTTGGGAAAGATTAATTAAGTGTAAAGACGATATTGTAGAAATTTTAGATTTAACCTGTTCAGAATATAAAGAACCAGGTATGGAAAGATTTAACAATGAAGAATTTGGTTGGGTAAACAGAACTTGGAAAAATGAATATATTAGAAGAGCTCATGTTGATGTAGTTGATGTAAGAGAAAAAAAAGGTT